CGCAACCCCAGTGGCCGAGCAAGCGACCTCAGCGACACCAGGGACGCCCATCACTAGCCCACCCGACACCGGCACCAGTGCGCCGCGCTTGGCCAGCGAGCGAGCCGTGGGGCGCGCGGTGCAAGGCATGCCGCCGAACATCTGCGCCTGACCCGGCACACCCGTGGCCTCGAACCGACTCGGGTCCAGGTGCTCGAACGAAAGCTCCACCTCGTCACCAGGGAGCAGGTCCCCAACGATCCGGCAAACCCCGAAGGCAGGCCACTCGATCGGGCAGTCCGGAATCACCGGAGCGTCTTGCCCATCCTGGCTCACCGCCGGCTGTACATTCGCGCTCGCGGTTGCCGAGTCGTAGGACACAACGATCCCCGGGATGGCCGTGAAGACGCGACCCATCCAAGACTTCGCGATCTCTCGCGTCGCTCGTGCCTCCGATGGTTGGTCGATCGTGTTCATGGTCTTGAGCTCCCGCGGTACCGCTCTGCAAGGTAGGTGTTGAAGCCGTCTGGCGGTACGCCAACGAACTCCACGATCCAATCGCTGCTCGCGTCCGTGTCGCCCTTGTGGCGGGTGCGGCTTGCGATGAACGCACCGTTCACGCGCTCGCTCACCACGGTGAAGCCAACTCCGGGGCGAAGGTCCGGATTCAGCAGGGCCTGCCCTACCGCGTGCCCCTTGTCGTTGAAGCGTGGTGGCGGGTGAACGAGGCCGGTCTTGTAGGAGAGCAGTGGCCCCGGGGCGGTGAACATCCCAGCGTTTGCGCCCTTGAAAACACCATCGTCGTTGAGCCAGATGATGCCGCAGGACCGCGTGAAGTTGTCGAGTTCTTCGAGCCCGTCACCGTAGACAGCAATCGACTTCTCGAGCTTGTCCGCGCCACCGGCCAGTTTGATGTCGCTGACGAACGGGATGCCCAACAAGGCCACGTTGCCCGGCTTGAGACCCGCCGCTTTGACGAGCCCCTTCAGCACATCCGAGAGCGGCGTGCCTTCCTTGAAGTTCACCCGGGCCTTGCGCTTCTCCGTCGACTGCTGCGAAGCCTCATCGCTGGCAGTGGCGCGGAAGATCCAATCGGCACCCTCTTTCGTGGACGTGCCCTTTCGGACAATGCCCTCGAAGACCAGGCCAGCGCCACCGGTGTAACCCGCTTCAATCGAGCACGGTAGCTGCGCCGTCGATTCGAGCTTCGCTCGCGTGTCCTCGGACAGGCCCCAGATCGCCAGCTCGCAACGGGGCGGGGTTGCGCCGAACTCACGTTCAACCAGGAACGAGCAACGGAATGACGGCTCGGTCATCGTGTGCGTGAATTCGAGGTCACCAAGCGAAACCGTGAGCTCGCGTCCCCATTGAGACGTGCCGACGGTCATGCCGCGATGGCCTCGCCGGGCTCGAAGTACAGGACCCGCACGCGGCCCCCGCTCAAGTCGTCGAGATCAACGTCGTGCACGCCGTCCGTGCTGACCACGTAGATGGTGCCATCGGGGCGTTGCGGATGCTGGCACCGTGCGAGCAGGTCGCGCCCCATGCACACCAGCGCGCCAACCATCACCGGGGTCAAGTCGGTGTCGTCCGGTTGCGCCCGATAGATCGAAAGCGTCCACGAGTCGGTGCGCGTGTTGTACGCCCACGACAGCTGGAACTCCGACCCGGTCAACACCATGCGCACGCTGGCGTACGGCTGACCATCGGGTGGTGTCACGAGCTGGATCACAGGAAGTCACCCAATCCCGGAGTGGTTTCCAGCAGCGAATCCTTCATGATCTGCGCCTCGACGTCGTCGAAGCCAACGCCCGGCTTCTTGCCCAAGTCGATCGGAAGCTTCAGCCCCAGTTCCGCCGGGGCCTGGATCGCCAGCGCGGTGGCAGTGGTGACGATGTTCACCTTCTTCAGGCTGATCGAAAAGTTGCCCGCGAGTCGCCCAGCTTGGCGTGAGTAGCTGAACGATTCGAGCGCGAAGTCAGTCCACTCCTTGCCAAGCCACTGGAGTTTGAACACCGCGGCCGCGTCGTAAGCCTTGTCGAGGTCGTCGAGCAAAGCGTTGATGCGATCCTCGTCGCTGGTAGCTGTCAGGACCGATGCGCGCCATGGGGCGGGCCCGAGCCCACCGATCCCGAGCGCGTCCGCAGCGGCTCCGACGCCAGCGCCGAGCGCTCCGAGCGCGAGCAAGTACAAGCTCCGGTTCGGCGTGTTGTTCTTCGGTGCCTTCAGCTCGACCGTTTCGAGCTTCATGTACGCGTCAAACTTGCCGTTGACCGCCGCATCGATTGGCGTTGGCGTCTGCACCACTTCGAGCGTGATCGCCGTCGGCTTTCGCACGCGGTGCTCCGCAATGCTCGAGCCGCCCTCGACCGCGAAGTCTGTGATCTGCCCCTGCCGCGTGTAACTGAACGACGGCACGCAATCGAGCTCCACGTACACGGACCCGCCATCACCGGACCACGAGAGCAGCGGGGCATCGTTGACGCGAGAGACAATCATCCGGCCTCGGCGTGGCTCATGAGTGTGTCGCGGTCGGTCGTCATCAGGCGGTCAACGTAGCTCCCGGTCTCACGAGCGATCTGCGCCGGCGTAGCGTTGGCCGAGACCTCGATCTTGGTCGTGCGCTGGTCGTTGATCGTGAGCGCCTTGTTCGTCGTGTTCGTTGCGCCGCCCGCAGTCGGGGAGACTCCAGCGCGTGCCGTGACTCCAGCCCCGGTGTTCGCCAGCGCCACCTTGACCTCGGCGCCGTCCACCAGTCCGAGCGAAGCCAGCACGCCGTCGAAGCCGTCGAACAGCCCCGACCAAATCTCTTTGAAGAACCCGAGCACCTTGTCGGCAAACGCCTTGATCGAATTCCACCAGCCCTCGATCGTGCCGTCCAGTTTGGCGCTCGCTTGGTCCAGCGCTTCGCCCCCACCAGTGAACGCAGCCCAAAGGAACTTGAGCGCATCGATCGCAAGGGCAACTTGCCGCACAAGGATCTCGAACGCCGAGATCACCAGCGACACCGCAGCGGACACGATCCCAATCGCGGGCCCGAGCAGCGCCGCAAGAATCTCCGCCAGGAACCCGAGCACCGGCGTGAGCGTCTGCACCAACATCACCAGCGCCGGCATCAGCTGCTGAACCAGAGGGATCAGCGCTTGTGCCAGCTGCACGAATACCGGGGCCAGCTCTACCACCACTGGGAGCAGGGCCCCCACCAACTGCGGCAGGAGTGGCGCCACGGCGGCGATCACATCCGCGAAGGCGGAGGCAATCGCTCCAAGCACCGGGGCCAGCTGTTGCGCCAGGCTCGCCACGATTGGAGCGATGGCACTGATCAGCGTCCCGAGCACCGGGATCAACGTCTTGATCGCTGGCATCACCGCGCCCAGCAACTGGGACACGAAGTCGCCGATGTCGAGACCGGACAGCGCCGAACTGAGCGCCTCGAACGCCTGCACCAGCACCGGCAGCACCGCGCTTACGACCGCGCCGAGTCCCGTGCTCAGCATCGAAATGAACGGCTCCAACGCGGCGATCAACCCCGGCAGAAGCGGCACCAACGTGTTGGTGAGCGTGTCGATCAGCGGGATGAACGCGCTGAGTGCCACAGGCGCCACCTGGGCGAACCGCAGCTTGAGCGTGTCCATTGCGTCGCCAGTGGCGTCCGTCTTCGTGACCATCTCGTCGGTCAGAACCGCAAGCTTCGAGAACTTCGCAACCTGCTCGTCTACCGCTGCGCTCCCGCCTTCGAGCGCTGGAATCAGGTTGATCGCGCTTCGCCCAAACACCGACTGGGCAAGGTTGAGCTTGTCGGTCTCGTTCTTCTGATCGGCAATCGCGCGAGCAACTGTGGAGAAGTTCTCTTCGAGCGACTTGCCTTCGAGCGACTTCGCCGAAATCCCGAGCGCCTCGAAGGTCTTGATCGCCCCCTTGTTGCCCTCGGATGCGGCACCGATCTCTTTGGAGAGCCCCTTCAGCGCAAGCCGCAGATCGCCCTGCGATGCGCCGGCCTGCTCCAGGATCGGAGTCCAGGTCTGGATCGCTTGCGCGCTCATCCCTGTTGCGGCGCGCAGATCGTTGATCGCCCCGGCTGCCTCGATCGTGCGCTGGGTGTAGCCGACCAGCGCCCGCGTGCCGGCCATGACGGCCCCCGCCACAGCGCCGCCAATGGCGCCAGCGACGACACCCGAGCCGAGCCCACCGCCGCCGCCCTTGCCGCCAGATGGGGCCTGCTCTGCCGGAGTCGGGGCCCGCCGTCGCAGCCGGGAGAGAAACCCGCCCACGGCCGTGCTGGCGCCCTCGGCTGCCTGTGTCACCCTCGCGCGGATCGCCTGCCCTGCCTGCGCCGCAATCTGCACGATGCCAGCGCCCCACTGGGCGAGCACCCCGCGCACCCTGACCGCCGCCGTGGCGATGGGCGAGAGCATCGGTGCAACCGCAGCACGGACGCGCCCAGCCGCTGCAATGGCCGGCGCCAGCGCCGTCGTCAGCCCCGAGCCGAGCCCGACCGATTGGGCTCGAGCTCGAGCGACCGCTGCGCCGATCCCAGCCACGGCCCGGGTCGCCCCCGAAGCCATCGGCCCGAACGTCGTCGCGAATCGAGACCGCAGCTCGCCCGCCGCCGGCAGGAGCGTCGACCGCATCGCCGCGGCCGCTTGCGAGCTCGCCGTTTGCGCGCTGGTTCCGATCTGCCCGATCGCCGCCGACCCCTGCTCACCCGCCATGGTTGCAGCCGTGCCGATGCCGGCAACCGCAGCGCTGGCCCCATCCGCCTCACCTTGAACGCGCGCAACGGCGCCCGCGAGGGTGCGGACGCCGGTGGGGTCAACCGCCGTCCGCAGTCGGATGATCAGATCGCGTAAGGCCATTGGGGTTCAGCGCGTCTTCTGGCGCGCCTTGTTTTTCGCTTCGCTCTCGGCGCGCTCTCGCGCCCTTGTTCGTGCGTCTTCCAAAGCGTCGAGCACCACGTGGGCCTCAAGTCCCTCGGTGAACGACCAGCAAT